GTTTCGGGATTAGGTTGTAATCGTCTAGCCTAAAACGAATCCTAGACTTAACGATATTCTTTGCCTTATCGGTTACTTGATTAGCCTCGTCTATAAATGAATCGGTTATTTCTAACGATCCTAATTCATCAAAGTTTGGATCGCTAGGGTATTGGAATAGATCCTTTAGTAAGATTACGGAACCATTAAAGAACTCTATTTGATTTGATTGTCCGTTATAACGGTAGTGTTGATTAGCTACTAGTCCTTGGATTTTAGCTACTTGAAAAAAGGAAACTAAGGTAGTTTCTTTAAGCGTCTTTAGGACCGCTCTACCTATTAGTCCTCTAGTCTCCGGATATTTTAATCTACGTTTAATTTGGAAATAACACCCAAGCGCAGTCTTCCCTCCTCCGGCTCCTCCGCCGAATAATACTTCGTTAGTTATATTGTCCTCTAAATAGTCTAAAGCGATTGTCTGCTTTACTGTTAGCTTCATATTAGGATTATAAGGAACTCGTTTTACTTTCGTAAGTCTTCTCTTCGTTCCAAGTTACTTGCATATTTCCGGAGTGTTCTATTTCTTGTTTCTCTACAAATCCTCTTTTCTTACCTTTTGTCTTTAAGTAAAAGATAGTAGACGAAACTTCGCCTTCCTCTATTTGTTTATGGAGTTTACTTTCTACAAAGTCTAACGCTATATCTGCTATACTTTCTACTGACTCTTTATAAGTCTCGTCTTCTCTTAGCCAACGATAGTGAGTTTCTCTAGATATTCCTACCATTCGGCAAGCCGTAGTAACTATTCCTAGAGACTTTTCTAGGGCTTCTATCATATTCTTTTTTAATATGTCATTATTTGTCATAGCGCAAAGTTAAAGATTAAACCCGCAGTTCGGGCAATTTATCGGTTCCTTAACGTTAGTCTCGTCTTTTGGTTCCGGTACTTCTTTGTCAAAGGTAGGCAAATCTAATCCCCATTCTACAAGGGCGGAAACGGACCATTCATTCGCTAGCGTGTCCCAATCCCAAGCGCCGAAGGCTAGGTTATCTTTTATAATAAACTCTTCCTTTTGTTCTTTGGTAAAGTTCATTACTTGCTTAACGGGGACGTCTAAAAGGCCGGCTTCTATGCAAGCCCTTAGACGCATATTCCCGCCGAGAACTGTATTATTCTCGTCGATTACAAGGGGACGTAATTCTAGCATTTGGGGGAAGGATCTAATAGAGTCTACTAGTTGCTTAAACTTATCGTCCGTAATGTAACGGGGGTTAGACGGGTTAGGTCGTATATCTTCTATTCTCATAGGGTTTTTATCTCTTTTTTAACTTCTATATAAAATTGTCTTGCTTGTAATGTCGTATATGGGGAATCACTTAATTTCTTATATACTAATGATTCTAATATTTGATTTACTGCTATTAATGCAGATATTTTAGCATTATCGCATTCTTTACAATTAAATGTAAAAAAGTCTATTAACTCTACCGATTTCTCTTTTGCAGTCATAATAATTTTATTTGCCTTGGCCTTTGTAGGCTTTAGTCGGTTTGTCTTTAGGTCCTTTAGTTTTAGTTGCCTTACCGCCTTTTCTGCGGCCGAAGGTTACTTTACCGGAGTTACTTAGTTTCGCCATTTTTATATTTATTTATTATTTCATACAGTTCCGCCCTCGTCCATTTCTTGACTCTATCGTTTACGGCTTGACGTTCTAGGTTCTTTACTGCGTCTTCGCCTATTTTTCTTACTAATCCTATTCTATACATAGCTTGATTGCCGTATTTATACATATTGCAAGAAGCGCATTGAATATTAACGTTTAGTTCGTTGTATCTAAGGGAAGAGAAACCTTTAACGGGGAAATAGTGGCCGGCTTGATTGGCCGAGTTAGATCCGCAAGAAATACAAGTTTCGTCTTCGTCTCTTTTACGAACATAAGCGTTAAAAACCTTTTGAGTTTGCTCTAGTACTTTGGGTAACGGCTTTAATGTCATTAACCAAATTTAGGATTTATTTTTATAAATTACTCTTTTGGCCTCAAAGTATAGGTTAAAGGTAATTAGCAGTAAGCAAGCTAACGGGACCGAAATAAGGAGAAAGTATATCATTTGTAGGATAAAAATAACTGTCGCTTTTATCATTGGTTATAGGTTTTCTATGTTACTCATTTCTACCGTATGTTCAATATGTATTTTATCTAAAAAATTAGCAAATTCCCTACCTAATTTTATAACATCTTCCCCGTTTTTTAATGTAATTTTTACATCTTTATTTTTCCAAGTAAATGTAATACCAAAAGGTATTGGCTCTAAATTAATTGACATTTTTTCCATAGGTTATTTGTTTTTTTTAGTTTAAAAATTACGTTCTTCTTTTAATTCATATTTAAGCGACTCTATTTCATCTTTTAATTCTTCTAATTGCTCCTTTTCTTTTTCAAGTGAATTATCTACTAAATCAAGCACTTCATTCATAAGCCAATTAGCATCACCTTTTAATTGGTATCGTTCATTAATGCTTTGTAGACTTTCTTTTAATTCTTGCATTGGTGTTTTCATATTTATTTGTTTTGGTTTAATAGTATCTAAATACATAGGTTATTTGTTTTTAAAATTTGAATGATAATATTTCTGTTAGCCAACCAAATTGAATCTCCTTTGTGCCATCTGTATTAATAGTAAATGATAAGTATGGTAGTATTAACCAGCTTTTATTCTTTTTCATAGGTTATTTGTTTTGGTTATAGTTGATTATTATAAAATAGCATTAAAGTATATTTCTTGCATTGGTCCCTAACAAAGTCTTCGCTAGTTAGTCGCTCTTCGTCTTCCTTATTTTGTAGCTTAGTACGGTAGAACGCTAGGACCTTACTTTTTATTGAGTTGGCTTTATCTTTTGTTAAGATCGTAATATTTAACTCTTTTCGTTTCCAAAGTATGTCAAAGGCTTTAGCATTTAGGAACCTAAAGTCCTTACTCTTTGAGTCGGCCCAAAATTCTTGATTTAAGGCTAATATTTCCTCTTCGGACACTTCTCTAGGCTTTGGCTCCGGTAACTCGACTACGACGCTCCTACGGACCTTTATAGCTATTTTTTCGTAGGCGCTTAAAACTTCCCCTACAAATTTAGGAGTAAACTTAATAGCCTTGTCTACGTCTAGCTTATTTAGGGCGTACATTTCAAAGGCGCAACCTAACTCTTTTAGACAAAAACGTTTATAGTTATCTATTACAAAAGTTACCATAAACTCGAACTCTTCCGCAGTTGGTATAGTACACCCGCTAAAATGAAGACAAGTTTTTAAGTGTTCTTTTACTTCGATCCTAGCGCAACGTCCTACGCCCATAGTTTGAAGAGCGTCTATTACTTTTAATTCGTGTTTTTCTAGAGCGTTAGAGACTCTTAAGTTTGGCAAACTCACGCTCGGCGTAAGATTGTTTATTGTAGTCGGGAGTAGTTCGTTTAACGATTTCATCTAGCCAAGATTTATTATTTAAAAATGTTTCGGGGTTTTTGCGGAACTGTTTGTCGGGAACTGCCTCTATGTATAAAGGTAAATAATTCATTATATCGTTACGGTCCTTATCCGATAATTTATTCCACTTACTTTTTAGTTTCTGCTTATCGCCTACCTTTTTGTCGTAATCATTCCAAAAATAATCGAAATCTATATTTATATTTTTATCTTCATTTACATTTACATTTTCATTTTCCATATGGGAGGTCATATGACCTATCGTATGTTGGTTAACTCCTTTAATATTATTCCTTCTAGACTGTGTAAAGGCCATTCTTTTACTTTTTTCCTCGTCTAGCCGAACGTTATACCATAAACCGGTAGGATCTTGGATAAATTTGTCCTTAATGTTTTTCCATAGTTGACCGACCGTATGACCTATCATATGTTCGGTCATATGACCTCGGTTAAACTGTAACATAAGTAATTCTAGATAGGCTCCCTTCTCTTCGAAGGTCATACCCATAGTTCCCCCTAAATAATCGTTAGGGTAAAATAAAAACGCGGGATCCTTTGACATAAAATAAAAACGCCCCTTTGAATCCCCGCTAGTAGGATTAGCGGTTCATCTCAAGGGCAATAAGTTCTAAATAGAGTATCCTACACTCTAACCCAAATATAAGTAATTAAATATAAACTTCGTCCGCTTTACTTGCTCTTTTTCTAAAGAATCCTTCGTAAGTAGGGTACTCCTTCATAAATAAGCGGGAGTAAAACGGCTTCGCGTTATTGTTAACTTTAAAGTCGTCTCCGTTTGCTTTTACCGGAGTCTCCCAACGAATAATATTAAAGATAAATTCTGCGGATAAATTCTTAAATCCTCGCTCGATAGACTTAAACGTATAACGCTTAAAGTACTCGTAAATCTGCGGATTTTGTTTATGATAATCATTAAACCATTTAAAATCCTCCGTCTCTAGTTCGTCAAATAAAGTCTTCATAACGTTATTAATTTAAAAGGGTAAATCGTCTATTTGTTGGTTATTACTGTATTCCTTTTTAGCCTCCGGATTAAACTTAATTTCCTTACCGCGACCGACGTAATCTTTTTTCTTTTTTTCTGCGCGGTCCTCCTTGGATTGGTTATTCCATACGGAGTGAGTGTTATCCTTCTCGTCCTTTTCTCTTAATAGGTCGATAGCTAGGTTTGCGTAGTGTTTTACGCCGCTTTTAGTTTGGACCGGAACCCAAGTTATTTTATCGCGTTCTACATTAATTACGATCATAAAATTATTTATTTAAAGTTAATGAATAAGTTTGTTTATAAGACTTTAGAGGTATTTGTCCGCGCTCGAATTTCTTAGCGCTTTCCTCTATTGCTTTTTGCTCGGCCTTTAATCCTTGGATCTTGTCTTCTAGTTCGGCCCATTTATCGGAGTAGGCTCCATAGTCGTAAGTCTGCGAATCCTTTAGGGAAATCTTAGCCCCCAAGTAATCGTATGATCCTTTAGGACATTTACTTAAGAAGTCGATAATATACTCCTCGGACTTTACTCTTAAAGCCTTAGCAAAGTTTTCGATAGCCGCTATTTTAACGGCTACGAACTCCGGATTTATACGACCGTCCTCTA